GAGATCTTCGACAATATCACTGGCGGCGGCGCTGCATTCTGGGCGGCCCTGACTGCGGCAGTTAATCACGGCCTTGGCCCCCAGCGTGGCCCGAGTCAGATCATTGTGATGAGTGCGGGTACAACTGTTGCTGATCCGGTCGCATTCAGTTGGAACTTCAGTTACGGCGTTCCGGGAAGTGACGGCGCGACGACGATTAATGCGGCAACGTTGGTGGGCGTCGACACGCTGCCCCGGACCGGTATGTATGCGCTGCGCGGGCAGGGCTGCAGCCTGGCAATGCTGGCTGATGCCGATGAGGCCGCTCAATGGGGCACCCAGGCGCAATTTGGGCTCTCCGAAGGCGTCTATATGGTCCTGACGACGCCGGCAGGGGATAATATTGGTAGTGCCGTCTTCGCCAAGCAGTCATGGGGACTTGATACCTACGCCGTCAAGCTCATGTTTGGCGACTGGGTATGGTGGACCGATCTGGTCAATCAAACGGTGCGCCTGGTGAGCCCGCAGGGCTTCGTTGTCGGACGACTGGCCAACCTGTCGCCGGAGCAATCCAGCCTCAACAAGCCCCTTTACGGGGTTGCCGGCACGCAAAAATCAGGGAATCCGGGCAGCGGGCAATTGGCGACGTACTCGAGCGCGGAATTGTCGACGCTGTTGAGCGCGGGGATCGATATGATCGCCAATCCGCAGCCCGGCGGCAATTTCTGGGGTGTGCGTGGTGGCCACAACGCCAGCAGCAACGCCGCGACCAATGGCGACAATTACACCAGGCTCACCAATTATATCGCGGCAACTCTCGCCTCCGGTATGGGGCAGTATGTGGGTCAGGTTGTAAATGCCAGCCTGTTCCGTCGCATCCGCGCAACCCAATTGAGCTTCCTGCAAGGTATGCTTAGTCAGGGTTTGTTGGGGAGTACGGATGGTACTGTGCCCTTCAGTGTGGTGTGCGATGCCAGTAACAATCCACTGAGCCGCACGGGGTTGGGTTATGTTCAGTCGGACGCCCAGGTTCAATACCAGGCAATCAACGAGAAGTTCATCGTCAATCTCGAAGGCGGCCAAACCGTACAGGTGCAGCGGCAGATCCTGCCAACCACCCCTGGTGCGCTGGCGGCATAAGGAGGCCATTCCATGTCGATCAATACTTTTTCAGTCGGCCGCGATTGCCAACTTGTGGTCATGGGGCCGTTCGGCCGCCTTGACCTGAATCATGTCACTGGTTTCGACAGTCGCCAGCGAACGGCGGCCGTGCGGATTGACCGCATCGACGGCACCCAACTCGGTGCCGAACTTCCCAAGGGTTGGGAGGGATATTTCGAAATCGAACGTGGATCATCCGCGGTTGATGACCTCATAGCGAAGATGGAGCAGACCTACTATGCCGGGGGCGCCATCCCGGTCGGGTCACTCTATCAATATGTCAGCGAAACCGACGGCTCGACCAGCACTTATCAATATGACGGCGCGGTATTCAAGCTTAGCCAAGCTGGCACCTGGCGTGGCGATCAGAGCGTCAAGCAGCGCCTCGAATTCTTCGCCAGTTCCCGCAAGCGTCTGTAAGTGCGTTCGACCCATGGAGAGGAATATGACCGCAATGCAACCGGATACCAAAACGGTTACCGATCGTCTGGGCCGGGTTTTGACTGTGCGACCGTTGGGGCCTCTCGATAGGCTCCGGGTTTTTGAAGCTGCCGGGGCTGAGCTTTCCCGCAATGATCGATGGCTCGGTTTGGCACTGCTAGCGTGTTCAGCGACCGCTATTGATGGAATTCCGTATCCATTTCCAAACAATAAAGCCGGCATCGAGGCAATGGTGCAGCGCCTTGGTGACGCTGGTCATGCAGCGCTTGTCCGCGGTCTGGCCCCCGAACCGGCTCTCGACGTGGCCATGGCGGGAAACTGAGCCGGCACCCCGATCTTCTCGACCCGCTCTTTCTTTGCATGAACGGGGTGCCTTTTGATGTCGCGTTCACCCTCTCTCCTACCTCCCGCCTGGCGTGGGTTGTTGCGATCGGCACGCTCAAGGGGCGTGTGTTTGACTGGGGTGGCGTGAAATGGGTCGATCATTAAACAATTTTCCGGGTGGCCTTGCCATGAAGTGCGCGGATATTGAAACAAGACAATGAAATTGGGGGCGCGATATGAACCTTGCGGACACGCTGCGTCCTGTCCTTCAGCGCGAAGCGGAGCAAATTGTGCTGGTCGCCAGGCAAACCCTGCTGCATTCGGCCGGGGGCGAGGGTAGGTTCAATTGGCTGCAACGGCGCGCGATCGCCAAAAGCCTTGTCGGGACGGTTTCTGATACGGGCGCTGTTGTCAGCGTGTCCGGAGTTGACGCGCAAGCCGAAGAATACGGTGGTGTTGATCGAGCACCCTCTCCCTTCCTTCGCCCGGCCCTAACCACCCGGATGGGTCCACTCGCGCAAACCATCGGCGAGGCAGTGTCGCAGGCCGTCGCTGATTCTTTGGCAAGGAGGCGCGGATGAACGACGGTATCGAAGTTGGCATCCAGCTGCTGCTTGAGGACAATGTCTCCGACACGCTCGCCGTGATCATGAAGCAGCTTGACGCTGCTGACCGGGCT